GAGATTGCTAGTGTAGTTAGTGGTGCATTTGATGATCCTGGAACTCGAAGAATGTATGTTGGCACTGCCGTTGACGGTACTACTGCTGACCTATTTACTTGGGTTGCCAAGAGATATGCTAGATAGTATTTAGTTTTGTGCTGTTATTTATTTCTTGGGGAGGGGCTTAAAACGCTCCTCCTTTTTTATTGTTCATAGATAATGATAGCACTAAGAGTTTTTTCTGTTTCTGCATATTTTATGTCTATAATTTCTGCTTGATCTGCTTGTAAACTGTGTAACTCCAGATTTAGACTTTCTTCAAAGTCCTCATCGTTAGTCCCCATTACCACCTTTACTTTTTTCATAACTCTAATCTCCGCTTTACAGTTTAGTGTGTCCTTGCTATATGTCAAGTAAATAATTTAGTTGACAAGGAGAACATATGTCAGGTTATCTACAAGAAATCCATATGACCAACAAAAAAACTTTGACTTCTGACCAGAAGAAAGCAGCCAAAGATAAGTTGGATAAAGAATATAAAATAGAGAGCAAAATAGTCAAGGGCGTTTTTAAGAACCTAGAAGCCCCAGGCGGAGAGATCAAGTTTCCGTTTAAAAGATACGCTCAAGATCCACTACAGATTTATACGCTCCAAGATGGTGGCACTTATGATTTGCCATTATGTGTAGCTAAGCATTTAAACAATAACTGCAATGTTAAGCAGCATCTTTTTGTCGTGGACAAATTAGGAAATAAAACAATCGATATGAACAAAGGTGAGCAACGCTATCAGTTTCTATCGACCGATTACATGTAGGATAGAAGATGACAGTTACAGGCTCTTTAGAAGAAATTAGGACCAAGGTCCGCAAGATAGTAGGAATGCCATCGGCTAACCAACTATCGACAGCTGATTTAGATAATTATATTAACGATTTCTACCAATATGATCTGCCGGAGCATTTAAGGCTCTGGAATCTGCATGGTACTTATGCCCTTAATTTAACTCCTCATCAGCCTGCTTATATTTTACCTTACAATACTTATACCAATTTAGAAGCTCCATGTTACATGGACGGTAATGAGATACAGTTATTTCAATCCTCAGCAGCATTTTTTAGATATGCTTCAAGTGTTCATACTGTAGAAACATTATCCACAGGAACAGGTGTTGTCGGTCCTTATACCGGCACCTTGGTCAATACTCCGCTTACTAGGGGAACGCTTAATATAACCGTCACTAACGCTGCTGGCGTTACATTAACGGCCAATGATTCAATGGGCATTTATCCTGCTGGAACTATTAGTGGAGATGCTACTGGCGTTATAGATTATGAAACAGGAGCGATTACAGCCCTTACTTGGACCGCGGTTATTCCTGTTGGCAATATTATGACGGCTCACTATTTAAACTGGCCGGAAGCAAGACCTACTGCTGTTTTATTTCATGCCAATGTAATGGAGTTCTTCCCAGTACCCGATATCTCTTATGAGTTTGCTTGTGTTGGTTTTGAGAATCCTTCGGAATTAGGGGCTGGTTCTCAAGTACAAGTCAGAGATTGGTGGAATCTAGTGGCCTATGGCGCTGCTTTAAAGATATTTGCTGACAATCTAGATATGGAGAGTTATCAAAAAGCCGACATGTTCTTTCAAAAGCAGATGAACCTAGTCGAAAGAAGAACGCTTGTTCAGATTAAGAATGCGCGAGTATCAACAATTTATAATTCAGGTCTTTATAGATCTTTTAACACTTAGGAGTTTACGTGACATTCCAGCCTGGTATTCCAACAGCAGCTCAAGTGCCTTCACAATCACAAGCTGATCTTTTAAATAATTTTACAGCTTTAAATACTGTATTTGCAATCAATCATTTGGCTTTTAATGCAGTCGATGGTGGATTACATACACAAGTTCAATTTGATACTTATCATGCTCCTACTGTACAAGCAGCTAGTAGATCTGAAATATCTCCTTTAGATAGAACTGATACTGCTGCTACTGCTGGAGCTAATAGATCTGCGTGTATTTTCAGTAATGAGACCGGAGCTTTTAACCTTTTGCAAGCTTGGGCTTGGGTTAGATTTGATGGTTCTCTGGCTGGCCCAATTACTCCTGATACTAACATTAGCTATAACGTCAATACAGTTACTCATACAGCTACCGGTAGATGGACAATTACCTTTACAAACGCACTTCCTAATACTAATTATCTAGTAATTGTCAATGGACAGGTTGAATCTGTTAATGGTGGTGGAAATTACGGTATGTTTGGAGTAGAGGCTATAGCCGCTGGAAGCTGTATCGTGGAATGTGCTGATCCAACAGCTCCTGGAACTGGTAAAGATAACGCTTTAATGAGCGTAGCTATCATAGGATTTGGTATAAATGCCTAATTTATTAATAGGACCTTATAAAGAGGGTCTGGTAAGAAATGTAGAACCATTTTTACTACCAAATGACGCTTTTCCTATTTTAGAAGATGCCTATTTGTGGCGTGGAAGAATTAAAAAAAAAGAGGGTTACTCCTTTGTTGGTAGATTGCATAGAGAAGCTCCAACTTTACCTGATAGTTTAGGCAAGACTGCCGATACTATTTTTATGGGAACAATAGCTGCCGCAAATTTACCCATCTCTCCTGGCACAGTTACAATCACGACTGCATCAGGTTTAACATTTACTGATTATCAGGCAGCACCATCTGGAAGATTAACTCCTCATTATAATGGAATTGGCACTCTTACTACTAGCGCTCCTAACAGTAATTATGGAACTATTGATTATAATACTGGCGCTATTACTCTAACTTTTAACCCTGGCATTGGTGTTTCTGCTGTTAATATGACGGCTGCTCAACGACTAGAACGCCTACCGGTAATGGACATTAGTACTCACGAGCAACCAGAAATTAATCGAGAAACAACGCTTACTTTTGATGAAGATTATTCTTATGACTATAATATTGGAACTGGCTGGTTTAGAGATGTTTCTTTATATAAAAAAACCGGTGTAGAGGCTGTTGTACAATGGACAGGTGATGATAGTGATTTCTTCTGGACTACAAATTATTATAACATTGATTCTATCAATATTTTTTGGGCTACTAACAATGTTTCTGGTAATCACGGCAGGGCCATTACTGCTATTACTCAAGCTGCTAATGCTATCATAACTATTGGAGCTGGACATACTTTTATTGTTGGAGATGTTGTCTTTATAAATGAAAATGCAGTTGGTGGAATGGTCGAGATTAATGGCTTGACTGGAACTGTTTCTGCTGTTGGCGCTGCTACCATTACTGTTAATATTGCCTCTGCTGCCTTTGCTGCTTATACGGCGGGCGGAGTTGCTTTTAATCTTACACAGACCCTTTCTGGCGATGGTGTTAGATATTATGATGGTTATAATCCAGGAACTTTAGGCTGGCGTAATTTTTCTCCTCCTTTAACTTTTACAGGTACTAATACTGATACTTATCTAAGAGGAGCTTTAATATTAATCCCATATAGAGATAGATTAGTTGCTCTCAATACCATAGAGAGTACCTTTTTAGGAGCTGATACTAGATATAGCAATAGAGCTAGATGGTGCCAAAACGGAACGCCTTTTTATGCTACTTCTCTTACGCCGGCGGCGGCGACTACAGATCCGCGGGCAGGAAGCCAATGGGCAGATAATATTGTAGGGAAAGGCGGATATAATGATGCACCTACTACTGAAGCAATAGTCTCAGCTGCTTTTATTAAAGATACTCTAATAGTATTTTTTGAAAAATCTACATGGCAATTAAGATATTCTGGTAATGAATTATTGCCTTTTATTTGGGAGAAGATAAATTCTGAATTAGGATGTGAAAGCACCTTTAGTCCAATCCAACATGATAAACAAATTTTTGCTATTGGAGACAAAAGAATCATTGCTACCAATTCTATTGATGTAGAACCTATCGACCAGAAAATACCTGATGAAGTCTTTAGTTTTCATAATGACAATGAAGGTCATACACGTGTACATGGGATTAGAGACTTTTTCAAACAAATGGATTATTGGACCTTTCCAGACGCTAAAACAAATCCAACTTTTCCAGATAGAGTATTAGCCCTTAATTATGAAGAGCAGTCTTTTTCTATCTTTAAAAACTCTTTCACCTGTTTTGGTGGAGTACAGTTTTCTGCTGATTATACATGGGCGACTCTTCCTTACCCAAGTTGGGCTAACTGGAATGTCCCGTGGGGATCACCACTATCACAAAGTTATTTTCCTGATGTTGTTGCTGGAAATCAACGTGGATTTGTTTTAAATCTAAGCACCGGTCTTGTAGAAAATGCAATTAGTCTTGATTTAGTGACTGCTAATTCGATTACTAATGCGACTCCTCCTGTGGTCCAAATTACTAACCATAATCTACAATCAGGGCAGTTTGTTAAAATTACAAATGTCAGGGGATTCGGAGTTGATGTAGTAGATGAAGCAATTGGAGATGCTGTTTTAGGTTCAACTTCTTTTACTGGAACTTTAGATAATTTAGGAGTTTTCCCATCAACAGTGGTTGTTACTATAGGAGCAAATGTCTTTACAGATATTGGTGACGGGACCTTCCATAATGCGGCCGGTGCTGCTGGCGGAACTATTACTTATGAAAGTGGTGATTTTACTGTTAATTTTGCAGCTTTAGCTGTTGATACAGCCGTAACTGCTAATTACACTTATAATATTCTGAACTTCCGTAATTTTTACATTAATCGAGTTGGCGCTGATACTTTTTCTTTATATAACGTCAGCACTACTGGAAATCTAGTGGCTGTAGCTTTAGCTGGATTTGGTGCTGCATATGATGGATCAGGACAGATTAGTGTTATTGACAACTACAATATAAAGACCAAGAGGTTCTCGCCGTTTATTGAGCAAGATACTGGTTTTAGAATGAATTATTTAGATTTGCTATTAAATACTAATGCAGGTCATTTTAATCTTAGTATTTTTGAAGATCAAGTTGGAAGCACTCCTGTTGAGACATTGGATTGCTCGTCAGATGATTATCTGGGCAAACTTTCAAACAAACATTGGTCGAGATTTTTTCCAAATGTTCGAAGTGAGTTTATCCAATTACAGTTTACTATGAGTGATTATCAAATGACAGACACAGATAATACAAATAGTGATTTCCAGTTACATGCTATGAGTCTTAAGGTTGAACCCTCTGGTAGATTATGAGCTTTAAACCAGAATCAGCTTTAGAAACTCCGTTAGATGAAAATCTTATTATAAGCAAAGGCTGGGAAGAGTTTCAGGAACAGTTTACCAAACTTTATCGTGACATAGCTACTAAAGTTAATAATAAAGAAAGAGCTTTTTATCCTTTAGAATTTGAGATTATTAACGATCAGAGAATGTTTAATGCCAATGATACTAGCGAATATAGAAGTGTCTTTAGAAAAGTCTTTTCAATTGGGACAATAGTGGCTGGAGCTACTGACAATACTGCTCATGGGCTCACTGATATAACTGACTTGACTCGGCTTTACGGAGCTGTTTTAACTACTGTTCCAGATCGAAGGCCGTTGCCTCGCGTTTCAACTGCTAACATCAATCAGCAAATCTCTCTAGATATAGTCGGCGCTAACATAGTTATCATCAACGGTGCTGGTGGTCCTGATATTACACGTGGGATTGTTGTGTTGGAGTTTACAAAACAATAGCCTTAATCTAATTTATATGTTAATCTCTTTGTTATTTATAGGAGATTATATGCCTGGGCTACGTCTTAATAATCCTAATTATCTGAAAGAATTTAAAAAGAAATTTTTAAAAAGTTTTATTAAAAAGAAAAACGGATGTTGGGAATGGCAAAAAGCAAAACATAGACAAGGATATGGTCATTGCGCTTTTAAAAGAAAATTAATGTTAGCTCATAGAGTTTCTTGGATGTTGTTTAGGGGTGATTTAAAAAAAGATCTATATATTTGTCATAAATGTGATAACCCTTGTTGTGTAAATCCAGAACATTTATTTGAGGGAACTAGAAAT